TCGACAACTGGACGGGCGGCAAGCTCACCGCAATCAAGGACACCGTTACGGGCAAGCTCGGCGAGATGAAGGCCGCCTACGACGCCCACGGCGGCGGCATCCAAGGCGCGGCAGCGGCGGCAATGACCGGCGTGCAAAGCATCTTCTCGAGCGGTTACGTCGTCCTCGACAGCCTGACAGGCGGACGGCTCTCGGCGATCCGGGAGAAGTTCACCTCCACCGCCTCCAGCATCGCCCAGGGCGTGAGCGAGCGGTTCACCGCCGTCCGCGAGGCGTTCTCCAACGGCATCAACACCATCAAGAACGCCGTCACCGGCGCGATCAACTGGTTCTTTACATCCGGGCAGCGCGTCGTTTCGACCTTCGCTGACGGCATCCGTGGGGCCTTTTCCAAGGCAGTCGACGCCGTAAAGGGCGGGCTCCAGAAAATCCGCAACCTCCTCCCATTCTCCGACGCAAAGGAGGGCCCGCTTTCTTCGCTGACTCTCTCAGGGCAGCGCACCATGACGACCCTCGCCGAAGGCATGAACATCGCAAAGAACGCACCCGCCGAGGCGATGAGCGCGGGCCTGGAGAAGACGAAGGCCACGCTTGAGCAGGAGGCTCCGAAGAAGATCAACCTCAACGGGGACGCCCAGAGCGAAGACGGGGGAAGCTCCGACAGCTCGGAGGGCGACGGTTCTGGCAAGAAGGTCATCATCCAGAAGCTGCTCCTCCAGGTAGACCTCAAGAAAATCAAAGACTTGCAAATGCTTCTCAAGCTCCTCCAGGAGGTGGAGGACTACACCAACGGCAACGGCACCGAGGGCGCAGACGACGACCCGGACGCCGTACCGGCTCCGGCATAAAGAAGGGAGGGCGACGCCTTGATCTACGTCGAAGACCAACTTATCAAGCTCAACGGGGTCGTCCTCCCTGGCCTCGTCAAAAGCATCGAGGTCACGGAGACGGCCAAAGTAGACGAGCAGGAGGTGGAGGGCAGCGCGACCAAGCCTAAACAGGCCACCGGCTACGAGGACGCGAAGGTCAATATCGAGCTCATCATTGACGACACGCCCACACAGGGCAAATATGACCGCTATGCAGTTCTCCGGGCGGTCTTCCGCAAGCCTGGGCAGGACGTCCCGCAACCTATCCCCATAGTCTCAGAGGACACCGCAGCGCACGGCATCGAGAAGGTCATCTTCAAGAAGCTCACCCACAAGGGGGAGAACAAGAAGGGCCAGCTCACCGCCACGCTGGAGCTATGGGAATATATCCCGCAGACCATCACGGCCACGAAGGCCGGGGGCAGCTCGGGGGGCTCCGGCTCTTCCGGTTCCAGCAGCGCCCCGGCGTCAAGCAACCTCTCCACGGACTACCAGAGCTACCTCGGCAGCGACCGGGGGAAGTCCCCGGCGATAGACGACGCGGGCTCCTCGGCGGCGATGTCCAGGCTCTCTCAAATGCCATACTAAGGAGGACACCGTGGAAACAACAGAATTATACTATCCGCAGATCGCGGCCCGGGCGGGCCCCTACAACTTCGACCGGGGCATTGAGATCGAGATATACTCCGCGAAGTCATCCTATTTTGACTGGGCGAAGATACGCTTCACCGAGCAATTCCACCCGAAGATCACCCTTGCCCGAAAAGACCCCGGCGCGATCGAGCTCGGCTATGACGGGGCCCTGGACGAAGTATTCACCGGCTACGTCTCCCGCCCATATGACGGCGGGGCCTACGTCAACGAAGTCAATCTCAAGGACGAGATGCTGCTGCTCGAGGAGACCGAGATTAACAAGACCTTCCTCGACACCACCCCGCAGGAGATCATCGGCTACATCCTGGCGCAAGCTGGGCTCTCGAAGTCAAAGCTCTCCTCCAAAGGCTACCCCACCCGCAAGATGCTCCCCATTCGGCAGCAGAACGGCGTCCGGGCGATCGAGACCGTGGCGGCAGCGTGGGGGCTCAAGGTTCCCTTCTTCTTCTCGGGCGGCGTCTTTTATTGGGACGAGAAGCCGGAGCAGTCGAAGGTCTACACCTTCGAGCACGGCGTCAATATCCTCGCCCTCAACCGGGTCGGCGGCGTTTGGGAGCTGGAGACCGTCTCGGCTCCCTTCGTTCGCCACTCCCACAAGATCATCGTCAAGCACCCACAGGTCAGCGGAGAGCAGGAAGTTGTGAAGGTGGTCTCCACTACCAACGACTCCGGCTTTATCCGCACCTACATCTACTTTTGAGAAAGGAGGGGACGCCGTGCTGGAGGAAATGGTCAAGTCCATCGTCCACAAGACGCTCGGGCGCAACTATCCACACTTGCGGCTCCCGAGCATTGTCTACGCCCGGGTCGACTCGGTGACAAAGCTCGGGGAGACTTTCGACTATGAGCAGCTCATCATCCACAACGACGAGACCGGCACCAGCTACCGGGGGCACATAACGGCAAATTGGTATGAATACAAGCTCACCGTCCTCGACCGCTTCGGCAGCCCCGACGAGGCGTTCCCTCCCCTACCTGGTATCAAGTCTAAGAAACAATTCAAATCCGGGGCCACCGTGGCAATCGCGTTGCTTTATGGGGAGCTGACCCCGGCGATCATAGGGGAGGCGAAGCTATGACGGGGCTATATGACACCGACATCCTCCTCGATGGCGAGTGGAGGCTCACACAGGCAGCAGACGGCGACGTCCCTCTCTGCAGCGATCTTGATTGTCTTTACCAGAACATCATCCTCGAGGCCCTCACGCAACCCGGCAGCGTCTTCTATGCGCCGTCCTTCGGATGGGGCTTGTATGAGTTCATAGGCTCCGAGGACGACGAGCTCACGCGCCTCGAGATCGTACAGAGGGCACGGTCGAAGCTCCAGGCCCGGGAGGTCATTGTCCCGGAGAGCATCCAGGTCGATGTCAGCTTCAAGGACGACGCCTTTCTTCTTCGATGCTCCTTCCAGTTTGCGGAGGAGCCGGAGCCTCGGAAGCTCAACATCATCATCGACTCGGTCAATGTGGAGGTGATTGCAGCATGATCGACAAAGAGATACTTGACGCGGTCATCCCTGTCCGCGAGCTGGATGACCTCAAGGACGAGGTCGTCGAGGAGCTCAAAGGCGAGGGCTTCGTCGTCACCAACTTCCACGCGGGCGGCGTATTCCATACGCTGCTCATGATCGCCCTCCGCATCAAGATCGAGCTGCTGGAGCTGGCGCGGGCGGTCTTGAATGGGATGTTCGTTACCCACGCCTCGGGGGCGTGGCTCGATCTCAAAATGGGCGACTACTCCAAAAAGCGAAAGAAGGCCCAAAAGACCCGGGGCTTCGTCACCGTCTCCAGGACGGCAGGGGGAGATCAGGAGGCCCTCAAGATTGAAAAGGGGCACGTCTTCAAAACCATCAAGGACATCAACGGCGAGGAGCTCCGCTTCTTCGCCCTGGCCGACACCGTGCTCCAGCAAAAGGCTCCATCGGTGGACGTCCTGGTAGAGGCCGAGGTGGAGGGCTCCCGGTATAACGTGCCGGAGGGGCAAATCACCCGCACCCTCACCTACATCGGCGAGGTGACGATCACAAACGGGGCCGACTGGATAACGCAGGAGGGCAGCGACACGGAGGACGACGAGAGCGCAAGGACACGGACGCTCCGCTCCTGGTCGGAGCTGGCGCGGCGGCCTATTGAGGACACCTTCATCAACGCAGCCGAGAGCGTGCCCGGCGTTCTATTCGCCCAGGCGGATTGTGACCACCCAAGAGGGCAGGGCACCGTCGACATCATCGTCACCGGCACGGCGGGCGAGGCGACCGAGGGGCTCCTCCAGGAAGTCCGGGAAGCAGTTGACAAGATCGCCGGGCCATATGATAATATACTTGTGAAGTCGTCCCTCACCATCGACCAGGACATCGCCCTTGCCGTCACGACGACCACGGCGGACGCCGATGCAGATGTAGAGGCCCGGGTCAAGGCTATCCTTGCCGAGCTCCTGGCCGTCCGCAAAGGCCGCAAGCTCTACGAGCTGACCCTGTCGGACATCAACCACGCCGTCCGCAGCGGTTACGCCGGAGCCTCCAACGTCACAATCTCCACGCCTGACGCCGACGTCATGCTGGATAAGGACAGGGTCATCACCCTCGGAGCGGTCACTGTGGCAGTGAGGAGGGCGTAACAGATGAAGCGGTTCGACAACTTCGGGGAGTATATGTTCGACCTCCTTTTTGGCCCCCTCAAGAAAGGCAAGCGGGCGGTCAATCAGTTCTTCATCTTCTTCAAGGTCGTCGGGCGGCAGTTCGACGACGTGAAGCGGGCCTTCTTCCGAGTGAGGGAGGAGGCGAACGTGGTGAGCTGCTCGGAGATCATGCTCCCCGTCCACGGACAAGACCGGGATATGCCCAGGCTCGAAGGCGAGGACGCCGAAGGCTATCGGACGCGCCTCTCCATGAAGGGCATAATCTCGGAGTGGGGCGGCACCCGGCAGGGCATCCTATACGTCCTCACCGCCCTCGGCTATGAGCAGAGCCGTATTGAGCCGGTCGCCTACGACATCCCGGAGAAGTGGGCCGAGTTCATTGTATTCCTAAAGGGCGAGAAGCAGAGCGGCGTCATCAACCTCGACGTCATTGACAAGGAAGTCCGCAAGGTCAAGGAAGGGAGCAGCCGTCCATTTTACGGCCTGGAGGCCGGGAATGTTATCGAGTTCCGCTCCAGGCTGGAGCCCGGCTTTTCTGATTATCCCCGTTGTGGGGAGCTTGTTTGTGGCGTCTGGCCGACCATCGCAGCGGAGGGCCGTCTATTCGCTTCCACCCTGGAAGCAGCGGGCGGCGGCGACTCTGGCGACGTGGAGTTCCCGAAGGTGGGCACCTTCGCGGCCTCGACGGGCTTCTGGGCCTTCGGGCCCTATGTTGACTACTTCGGCCTCGGCTCGCAGATCAGCGCGGGCTCCAGGCAGGAGAGCGGCGACAAGGACTACTTGAGGTGCTCCGGCTCGACCTACATCGACGCGGACGGCACCATCATCACCACGGAGGCCGGGATGACCTCCAGGGCGGAGAGCGGCGTCGAGGACTATATGCGATG